GATACGCTGGCACTCGGGCCATGAACAGCGCTTTGGTTGACCGCTTCGCCCGTGTGGTGCAGTTCGACTATCTGCCTGTGCAGTCTGAGGTGGATGCAGTGGTGCGCCACACCCAGTGTGACCCCAAGCTTGCCGAGCATATCCTCAGTGCCGTGCGTGTGGCCCGTGAAAAGGTGCAGACAGGCGAGGTTATCGATGCCCCTTCTATTCGGTCTGTGATCGCCTTTGTCCGTGCCCTGCGGGTCTTGCCCGTGGAAAAGGCTTGGGCAACAACGATTGCCGCCCGTCAACCAGCCGAGTCCTTGCCGGGACTGACTGCCATCTACCTGTCTTGCATCTGCGAGACAACCATCCAACAATATCTGTGAGGTTCATATGAACATCGAAACTATCCTTAACCGTCCCACTGTGCGTGGCCTTGAATTCAGGCTGGGCCTTGAGGCTTTCGCCCACAAGGTGGGCTCCGCTCTGGGTCTGCCCCGTGTGCGTGTCCACTGGAGCCGTGATGTCCAGACTGCTGGCATCAACGACAACGGCGAACTCTACCTTGCCGGGGTCTTGGATGAGGCCACGGTGAGCCGTGCGATGGTAGTCAAGTATGCTGGCTATGTGGTGCATGAGTTGTTGCATCACAAGTACACCGACTTCGGCGTGTCCAGCACCAGAGGCCTCCAGTACATCCGAGTCCTGCACAACGCCGTGGAAGACGGGTGGATTGAGAACACCGGGATTGCCTCTGGTCTGCTGGGCAACATTGGTTCCCTGCTCACCGAACTGGTGGATGGCATGACCAATGAGGCGCTGGCATCAGCGGTGGATTGGAATGATGCCCGTCAGTACCCCTACATCCTTGCAGTGGCTTGCCGTAAACACGCCACGGTTAAGGTTCCCTGCAACCCCCGCTTGACCGCCATCTTTGATGAGGCCGCACGGCGCTGTACCAAAGCCAAGTCCAGCACCGACACCCTTGAGATTGCTGAGTGGGTCTTTGACCAGATTCAGCAAGAGTCCAAGAAGCCAAAGCAAAAGCCGCAAGAGCGCCCCGGCAAGCCAAAGAATGACCCATCCAAGGGTCAGGATGGGCCTACAAGCCCCGATCAGGGCGAGGATGAGGACAAGGGTGCAGACCAGCCTTCCAAGCCCTCTAATCCCTCCAAATCCTCTGATGCCCCGGTGGATTCGCCTGATGACAAAGCGGCGAATGAGGTTGAGCCCAAGCTGTCCGAGGGTGGCCTGATGGGGAGCTATTCGGTGGACTACTCCAAGCGCAAGTCTGAGTACGCACTCGGGTCTGACAGAGAGGGTCTGCCCAATGCACCCGTCCCTGCCAAGCTTCGCTATGAGGTCAAGCGCCTGTTCGACAACTCGGGCTTGACTGAGTTCAGCCGCAACCGCAAGGCTGGTGTGGTCAACGTCCACGCCTTGCCATCTGTGGCCACTGGCAACGACCGTGTGTTTAAACGCCGCCTTGATGTAGAGGGTGTGGACTCTGCGGTTGTGATCTTGCTGGACATCAGCGGTTCGATGTTCAACGGTGATGTTGGCAAGAAGCGCATTGACCCTGCCATCACTGCTTGCCGTGCCCTGTTGGAGACCCTGTCAGCGGCTGGTGTCAACACCGCCGTGATTGGCTTTGCCAACCATGTCTATGAGATCAAGCCCTTCGCCATGAATCACAAAAAGGCAAGCGCTCTGATCGGCAAGGTCATACCCTGCGGCGGAACCAACGATTACACCGCTCTGCGCTACTCACATGAGTTGCTTGCAAAGCGCAACGAAACCCGCAAGCTGGTCTTTGTGATCACTGACGGGCGAGGTCAGCCTGATGCTGTGCGCCAGCAAGTTAACTCTGGCAAAGCGCTGGGTGTGACCACCATCGGAATCGGCATCAAAGCTGATGTCTCCGACATCTACGGCAACGCCGTGGAGGTGAACAACATCGCCGATATCGGTGCTGTTTCGTTTAAACAGATCAAGCTTGCCGCTTGACCCCCGCCCCCTCGGGGGCTTTTAAGGAGAAGCAACATGAGCAAATACAAAGTGCAGGTGGTGATGTCTTACTGGCAGACCATTGAGGTGGAGGCTGAAAGCAAAGAAGAGGCGGGGGCCACTGCCCTTGATTGGTTTGACCCGACACGGGCTTGTGTGCAGGGTGAGGGCGAGGTTTACGACATTGAACTGATTGGAGAAGCGCCATGTACACCGTGACCATCACCTTCATGGACGGGTCTACCCGTCAGCGCACCTACGCCAGCAAGCGAGAGGCTTTGGCAGAGGAGCGCCGAGCCATCAAGAGCCGCATTGTTTTATTCGCAACAACCAAAGGAGAGGCCGCATGAAATCAGCCAACCGGACTCAGCAACTTATTGCATTAGTTAAAAGCGGCACTCACCGCATCGACCCAGTCCACGGACTGTGCAAATGGATCGAATGCCGCCAAGAGTGGATATATACACAATGCGGATACCGAAAAGATGTCATTAACCGTGTAGCCAAGGCAACATCAACCACCAAAGGAGAGACAGCATGAATGCAGAACATCAGTGGCACATTGAGTTGGAGCACATTCTGTGCAAGGTACGTCACGCCAAGGCGTGGCTTGAAGATAGTAACCAGCAAACCGTGAGTGCCAGACAAGCCATCTATGAACTGGAGCCTGTGATTGAGATGCTTGAGGAACTGTGCGAATTAACCAAAGGAGAGACAGCATGAAAACCTACCAGATTGAATTGAAGCGCACCTCTTACGTCAACCTGACCATTGAGGCCGAGAATGAGGATGAGGCCGAGGCATTGGCATGGAGGCAGATGGAACAAGACTACTACCGAGATGACGGGGCATGGGACATTGAGTCCATTGAACTGGATGACATTGCAACTGACGAAACCCGCTCATATGGGCCACAAGGAGAGACAGCATGAAAACATTGAACGAACTGCGAGTCTTCTGCGAGGGCTACGCCAAAGGGCTTGCCAGCGAACGTGACTTCTACGGAAACACGCTGGCTGAATGCGATGACTGGGTTGTTTGGGGTGAGTACGACATCAACTTTTCGGGGTCTGTATGTTCATACCACGCCAAGAACGACAACGACCTGCACGTTGACGCATACAAGGCTGGCTGGGTTAACACTCCCGGCGAACCCATTCACAGCTTCACAATCTTTGGAGAGACAGCATGAAATACACAGGCCCAGCCAAACCCATTCGTTTAAACAGAGAGATCATCAGCGACCAAGCCGAGTCGGTGATCTTTGTTTTGTTTGCCATCTTCATGTTGGCCTACCTTTTCTGGGAGGCATGATGACCGTTCTCTCTGAAGAGATAAACAGGATCAATGAGGCCTACGAACAAATCTTTGATGTCTTCGAGGCCAACAGACTAACGCCCGAGATGACCTTCGGCTTGCTGGTCAAGCTTGTAGTTCAAATTGCGGGGGATATGCCCAAGCCCGAGATGATGGGCATCATCTCCGCCGCCCATGACCTTGACCGATTTATGAGACCCCGTTCTGAGGAGATACATTGATGAAAGACCTGATCCAAAAATTGCGTGATGAACACCTCAAGGTCACCATCCACGACATTGGAGAGGACAAGGCCGTGTTCGCTCTGGCTGTTGTCATTGATGAGCCCATCGACATTTGGTATGTGGCCTTCGTGATGGGCTACAGCTTCACGCCAGTGATGATTGGCAAACTGCTGGTGTTCCCGCAATTGGTGGTTGATGTAAAGACCTACGACTTTATCTGTGCGTAAGGTCAAGACGCTGATTGATCCCTGCCCTCACTTCGTAAGACAAGCCGCCAAGTATGACCACCTTCTTGAACTGCACAACACCACGCAGATGTTCAAACGAGGTGAGCGATACATCAGATATATCCGCCTACACTGGTGCGTTTACACGCACAGAGACACTCCGCAAATCTGCGGTAGATACGACAACGTGATCAGCGCCGTGTTTTATGCGCTGAAATGAAGAGGGGGGCTTGATGCCCCCCTTCTCTTTAGAACATATCCAAGTTCTCTGAATACGTCCCTGCGGTCTTGTTGAAGATTAAGGACGTTTCCCCTTGTGTCCCTACCCAGCGGTAGCGGCACTTCCAGACTGCCAACTCGGTAAACGTATCCTTCCTGTGGATCGTGATGCCACAGTCTGTCTTCGCCCACCACGCCATCGACCCACTGATCGACATCCCGTCTGGACGGGGCTGTTCGACACCAGAGCGGTTGATCTTGCTGGGATGGGCGACAAACCATGTGTGTACATCGTGAGCCATACAGAACTTCTTGACCTTCGTCAGGATGTCGCTGATGGCATTGGTCTCGCTCTTGTCTGACCCCGGCATCTCAATGTAGTTGTACGGGTCAATCACCAGACCACGCACCCCCATTCTCTTCACCGCCGCCTTGGCCCTTGTCAGGATTGACTCAAGGGTGCTGGGTTCTTCGCCGTTGGTGTCGATGAAAAGAAAATGTTCGTTGACCCATTTAAACGCCATCTCCTTCGCACTCTGACTCATCCTATCCCGGCCTTCGTAAAAGGATTGGAACGAGTAGAGTTCCATGAGTCGGGTGATATGGACTTCGGGTTGATTCTCAAAGGAGCAGACCGCAAACTTCCAGTCCGATGTCCTTGCGAGGTTGACCATCAACTGGTCAACAAAGTTGGACTTGCCACTGGACGGGTAACCTGTGACCACAGTCAACTGCCCCGGTGCTACGGTGTAAATGTTATCCACCGATGGGTATCCCGTGCTAAACCCTTTGCCCGATCCCTTGGTGTAGAGGTCATTGATCTTGTCGAGGTATGCCGTTGCTTCTGAAATGCCGTTGATTGGGTACGGCTCTGCGTCATTGATGATCTTGTTTAAACGTTCAGTCGGCGTGTCGTCTGCCGTCGGGTCGTCGTCCATCCATGCTTCGTTTAAATCCTTCCATGCAAACTTGGCGAGTCTGCATTTTTCTTTGCCGATGCGCCTTGCCAACTCTTCTGCCAGCGCTTGACCGGGAGGGTCTTGGTCTGTTGCTAGGATGACGTATGGAGCCGCATCGATGATCTCCCTTGCGTTCCAGACAAACCCGAACTTCTTGTCTTCTGTTGGTAGCACCTTGCCATCTGCGACCTTGACGGGGGCGCCGCCGGGAACACTGACCACGTTGTGGATACCCGCCTCAATGGCAGTGAGGCAATCCATCTCTCCTTCGACAATGATCAGGGGCTGGCCCTTCTCTACCTTGTCGATGCCAAAGAAATCATGTGCGCCCCCTGCGTCTTGCGTGAAGTCCTTTGCTTCGATGCTTCGGTACTTCGCTGAGACCAGCGCACCACTGCGGTAGTAGGGGAAGCCGATGGCTTGTGTTGGTTTGCTGAGTCGGCTGAAAAACTTCTCCGCTGAGAACAGACGCATGGCATCTGCGGTTATCTCTGATATGCCCCGTGACTTGAGCCACTGGTAATGTTGATGGGTGAGCCTGTTGTTGACTATTGTTGCGGCAGGGACTGCGGACAATTTGTTCTCCTTGGGTTGCACTGAACCCGATGCGTAGCAGTGGTGGCAGTGATAGACAACGGCCCCGTCATCCTTGCGGGTCAGGGTCATGTCCTTGATGTTTTGTTTTCTGCGGTCTGGTGTGCAGAATGGGCAGATCACCCGTGTCGAATCATTGAAGTATGTATCCGCTACGAGTGCTTCAATCATTTGATCGCCCCTGTGGAGGTGCGTTTAAACGAGCGATTGGCCGATGCAGGCTTGGCTCTGAGGTTGCTGCGGGATGTTGTTCCTCCCTTACTGAGAGGGGCGATGTGATCGACATCCTTGCCGTCACCCTTGCGGACAACCCCTTCACGTTCCAGCATTCTTCGGGCTTTGTTTCTCTGCGCCCGTTTTTTCTTGACCTCGGGTGTGCCATCGTAGTTGGCGTATTCTTGTTTGTAATCTCGCATGTTGCTTCCTAAATGAGAGGGGCGATAGGTGGGGTACTCACTGCGGCTGTTTGCTCTAGGCTTGTGCCCTAGTGCGTGAAGGTCTCCCAATCACCAGCACCCGCTTTCCCCCGGTTAATCAATAATCCATTGCGTGTCGAATGTCACGAATTCGCATCTTTAAAAGCGGGGCTAAGTCCGCCTTGCTTTGCTGCAACCGTTCAATCTCAGCTTGAAGACGTTTAATTTTTACGTCAATGTTTTCCTCGACAGTTGGGTTGCGATCTATGGAATCAATTTGATTTGCATAGGCCCGTTGCTTTTCTTGCACAGCAAAATCGTATCCAGATTCAATCATTTGCCTCTCCAAGTTAAAAACAGGTTGTCGTGCAGTTAGTGCCATAACAGCAGGTAGTGCAAATAACCGTCCGATTTCCTTGGATGTATGTGTGCGTGGTGCAGGTCGCCCACACTGCGGTGGCAGATGCGGCGAGGGTCAGGGCTAAGACAATCTTTTTCATTTCAGTTCTCCAAGTTTAAATGCGGGGTGGTGCGGGGTTGATGTAGCTTCCGGTGTATGCGCCTCTAGGCTCATCATAGAAGACACGATCCTTGATGCTTGTCTCCGTGTGGAAGAGGTCGGGGCGCTCTTCCTGAACCATCCGGATGGCCGCATCCAGTTGGCTGGTCTTGGCGGCAAACTTCAAAGTGGTTTGCAACTTCATTGGTAAAAGGGTGTGCATGGCTCAGTCCTCCAAGTTAAGTTCAGTTTGCTCTGGCGCACGGTAGTTTTCCACCTTGACCCCGCTGGTCAACGCAATAACCAAGTCATCCTGACTTGCTGTGCGTACAACAAACGAACTCTGTGCAACGTACATCAAGGCTTGTTGCCTTGTAGATGCCCTGACCAGACGGGTATTGTTATCCGATGTGCCGATAAAGTAAATGCGTTCTTCTCTCATGGTTTTCCTTGGTTGATGGCGATCTTTGTCGCCTCAATAAATCTCCCTGATTTCGCCGGGTGGATAATTTCCACCCAAAGACCCCCTACCCCACGGGATGTGAGGAGAAGGGGAAGGTTCCACCCCTGCAAAGCAGGATCATCATGTGACGGATTCTCACCGTCTACCCTCGGCTTGATGATGCGACCAGCCGCACGGATTATTCGGGAACTGCCCCCTAGACGTAGGTCATACCGTGTCGCGGTTTTCTTCCGAGCGGCCCCACTTGCGGCCCCTGCTGTCGTGCGGAGTACGGAAGGCGTAGAAAGTACAGACGAAAAAAAGCCGCTTGCAACTGCGATCCCGGTCGAAACCTTGCCAAATATCCCTCCCACGAGAGTATTTGGTAAGGCGGAAATCGCATGTGTAAGCGGCCTCTGTCTCTGTTGCTTTCGACGACAACAACTCCAATGTATCACAGCTTTTTGGAGCTTGCAAGATAAGATTGCGAACGTTCTTAGGGATAAACCCTTACACCCCATTCAAGGGGGTATACCCCATTACGGGGGATACCCCATCACGGGGTACACCCTCCGCAGGAGCGTGTCTGTAACTTTAAATCGCTGATTTGGAGATACATTTGTTTAAACAGGGTAGCTCACCGGGTGAGCCCGCGTGCCTGCACGCTGCCTGCAATTCGTTTACACTGGCGCTGCGAGGTCACTCCCCCTTGCAGTTGCTTCTCTTTTAACCCCGGCCTTTGCGCTGGGGTTTCTTTTTTGGGGCAACCTCTGGAATCTTCTCTATCAATATCTCTGCCCTTGGGTTCTCTGGGTCAAGTCCCCAGTACGCATGGCGCTCCTTGACCTGTCGGTCGTTCTCGTAGATTAACCCCTGCATCAGGTCGAGGATCAAGGTCTCGTCCAAGTCTGGCCTTCGGCTTGCGTAGTAGATATGCAGCGTCACCCGGAGGTCGCCAGTCATGAGCTTGGCCAGCGGTTTGCATTGCTGTTTAAACATATCCGAGTAGCTCAGCGCCTTCTCTGACTTGATGAGCCGGGACATCCCTCCAAACCTCACCATCCGCCGACTGTTGCTTTTTGATGCTGGCTCACCAAAAATAATTTGCACTAGGGCTTGCAATTCTGTTGTATCATCACTATCATTGAGTTTCTCAGTCATAAAAACCTCTGGAGTTAAGATGCAAGTTACGAACGTTCACAATCTACCAGAACCACTGGTAACCCTCGCAAAGCGGGAATATTACAGCAAGGGTGAGGCCCAGTACAGCGTCACCGAGATCATGTCTCCCCCCAAGATTCGCAGATTGCGTGAGAAGCACAACGACCAGATCACCCAAGATGTCAGCGACATGATGTGGACTCTGTTGGGGTCTGCCCTCCATGTAGTGATGGAGAGGGGCGAGACACCGGGATGGATCAAGGAGGAGCGCATCTTTGCCGAGGTGTCTGGGGTCAAGATCAGCGGGGCAATCGATCTACAAGAAGAGGCAGAGGGCGGGATCATCATCCATGACTACAAGTTCACTTCCGCATGGGCAGTCATGCAAGAGAAGGAGGAGTGGACAGAGCAACTCAACATCTACAAATGGCTGGTCGAGACCGTCAAGCAACGCAAGGTTGTTGGCCTGAAGATTTGTGCGCTGGTCAGGGACTTCAACAGGCATGACCGTAAGGAAGGCTACCCAGCCTCCCCCATCTGCGTGGTGGATGTCCCCATGTGGGACAGCGTGAAGACTGAGATGTATATCCGGGAGCGTCTTGAGATGCACCGTGAAGCAAAGATGAGAGCGGACTTTGAAGAGGAACTTCAGAACTGCTCCAACGAGGAACGTTGGATGTCGGAGACGACATTCGCCGTTAAGAGGGAAGGCAGGAAGACTGCCATCCGTGTGTTTAAAACCATCGAAGAAGCCACAACGCTGGCAGAGAAGGAAAAAGGATATGTCGAAACAAGAACCGGAGAGCCACGCCGTTGTACAGGTAACTACTGCGGAGTGGCAGAGTGGTGCGCCCAATACCAAGGAGAACTCAATGTCCCAGCTTGACCTTTTGAAACTGAACGTGAATGAGCACGTTGAGAAGAAGCAAAACCTGTCCTACCTGTCATGGGCATGGGCATGGGCAGAAGCCTTGAAGGCTGACCCTGCCGCCACGTTTGAGGTGAAGACCTTTAGGCATGCAGTACAGGATACCTATATGGAATTCCCTTACATGCAGATCAATGGCACAGCAATGGTCTGGGTCACCGTCACCATGTTTGGCAAGCCCATGACTTGCTTCTTGCCTGTGATGAACAGTAGCAACCAGCCCATTTCCATAGAGGGCCGGAAGTTTAAAGACAAGTACGGCAACGAAAAGGTTGAAAAGATCGATAGCTTCAACATCAACACCGCCATCATGCGTTGCATGACCAAGGGCTTGGCGCTACACGGATTAGGCCTGTATATCTATGCGGGTGAGGACTTGCCCCAATCCGAAGAAACAGCGCCTGTAATCGTCAAGGCAGTGACTCCAGACGGTACTGCGATGGCAGATGTTCAGGTCAACACTGGACAGGCAGATGCAAACGCAGAGTTGTTTGCCGAGGGAATGATGACATACACAAACCATTGCACTGACGTCAAAGGTTTAAACAGTTACTGGAAGGCCAATCAAGGTCAGCTTGATGGGCTCAAAGTAAGTCACCCCGATCTTTATGACCGGGTTCGCAATCGCTTCGCAGAACTGAAGAAGCAACTTTCGGAGAGTAAATAATGGCCTACCAAAAGACGGAATACAAAGCGTTTCCTGACTCGGGTTCCTTGAGAGCCTCAACAACCAAGAAGGGGGCAAAGTCCCCCGACTACTGGGGGAACATTGCAATCAACCTTAAGGACATGACCAACATCAGGAACGAGGATGGCCTGACGGTTATCAAGCTTTCTGGTTGGAAGAAGGTGGACAAGCAGGGCAAGACATACCTGTCAATCTCTGTTGACCGCTTTGTCCCCAAGCAAGAGAGCGGCGGATACACCCGTCAACCTACCCGCCAAGAAGACAGCTTTGGCGATGATGACGTCCCCTTTTAAGGAGAAGAACCATGTTGGATTTTTTAAAGACCGTTCCTGATATGACAAACACACCGGAGATAACCATGATTGAGACCCCAAAGACTTCCATTTCGCAACGCATCCGCGACTACAAAGCCGCCAACCCAGATGCCACCGCAAAAGAAATTGCTGATGCCGTTGGCACGACCGCCGTGTATGTCTACCAAATCTTAGCCAATCCGCCAAGGAAGGCCAAGAAGGCTAAGCCTGTTGCCGCCAAGCCAAAAGAGAGCAAATCGGTTAGCAATAAGGAGCTTGATGCCCTCAAAGAGGAAATCGAAACGCAACGCATAGTCATTGATGCGCTGAAAAGAACAGTTGAAAAAAATCTGGCCGTCATTGAGTACCTTGAGGGCAAGATTGATGATCTAGGCGGACTGGTTTGCTGAGATGGCACTTCAGTTTGAAGCACGAAAGGTGGCGTTAAAACAAGACCGCACAGGTTTTGTCTTGACGCTGGCGATCCACCCTGACGAATGCCCGGAAGAGATTCTGCGTGACTTCGTTGGGGCGCGATACGGCTGTGCTTTGGTGCGGATTCAAGATGACGAGTCCGCTACCCCGTACACCAACAGGGTTCAGAAGGCAGGGATGCTCTGCAAAGAATCCAAGTTCCATGACTTCCTTGAGGTCAACACGGAAAACGAGGCAGCGGTAGAGCTGTGTAAACGATGCGGCATTGAAAGCCGTACCGAGCTGCACGGCAACGAGGTCGCAAAGCAAATCTTTGATGATCTGGTCAAGGAATATGAAACATACAAATGGCCGGAAGACCCTTTCTGAGGAAAGAAAATGACATTTTCACCAAATTACAAACCATTCATGACGTACCTTGAGCCCAAGAACATCGCCAGACTCAAGCGGTTTTCCAAGGCCAACAAGATGCCAATGACGCAGATTGTGCGGGAGGGAATTGATGCCCGTCTGTCCTCTGGGAATCAATACACCAGCGGTTTCAACGAGGGATTGCTCAAGGCCATCAAGGTGGTGGGCAGTATCGAAGCCGCCCAGATGCGCTTCCCATCAGGCCTGTCTTTTGCAGAACTGGTAGAGCAAGAGGTCAGCAAGAGCCTTATGCGAGAGGGGGCAGATCATGAAACTGACGGGCAGTCGTAATCAATGCCAAGGATGTAAGCAGTACTTCAACAGCACCACTGCGTTTGATATGCATCGCACAGGAGAGCACGGCGTTAACCGCCGTTGCAGAACGCCGGAAGAAATGACGGCCCTCGGGATGCTTATCAACCACGCAGGATTTTGGATAACGGAGCAATATCATGGAAATATGGACAAGCGAGAAGTTGAGCAATCAGAACCCAACGATGGTGAAGCCGCTCAGGCACATCACCAGTCCAAAGTTTAAGTGGCTTGACGCCTCTAAGACTGACGTAACAAAAACATGGCGCAAGGCAAGACTGCTCATGCGTTTAAATGAAAGCGCATATGAAAGCCGTACTCGAATTCAACTATCCACAGGATACTGAGAAGTGCCGCAGAGCCATACACGCAGATGAAGCCTTCAAGGCATTGCAAGAAATCAAGTCCAGTGTTGACCGCAAGTTTACACACAAGGCTGATCTTGAGGATGTCTTGAAATACGTCTACGAGGTATCAGACTACGTCTTAAAAACCACAGGAGAAGAGGAATGAACAAAGGACTTGAACTTGGACACGCAATGGCCGAGGTTGCAGCCGCGAATGCCGGAGATGACTGGAGTCTTCTTGCCTTGGAGGCAATCCGCCAACACGCTCTAAGGAAGCATCTCTTCACGATTGAGGATGTGCGTAAAGCTAATCCCGACTTCCCCGAGCCTCCCGACAAAAGGGCTTGGGGGGCGATTGCCAGACTTGCAAAGAAGGAGGGCTACATCCAACCAGATTCATGGGTGAGGGCTGAGAGCCTTACTGTGCATGGAATGGTTGTGACCCTGTGGGAATCCAAGATTTACCGGGGGGTCGAATGAGCAAAGAAGCAATGAAGCTGGCGCTGGAGGCGTTGGAAACATCTATGTATCCGCAACAAAAACAATTGCAAGCCATCACCGCCCTGCGAGAAGCACTGGCAAACGAAGCCCTCGACAAGATGGCAGAGAACGCCAGAGAGTTGGGGCTAAACTATGAGCCAGCACAGCCACAGGTTCGCACAGGTAATTGTTTGCGGGTAGGTGTGTGCGCTTCAGAGGGCCACAAGATTCAAGCACAGCGCACATGGGTTGGGCTGACGGATGAGGATGACATTGATTGGGAAGAAGGCGGCAACTTGAGAGATTTAGTTAAAGCCATCGAAGCCAAACTCAAGGAGAAGAACAATGGATGACGGCTATTACTGCGTTATCTGTGGGCGGTACATCGAGGCCGTTGATGGTGTGGTGGTGCATGACAACGTGCCGCACCCAGACATGGCATTTGACGATGAGGAGAGGCCGCAATGACTACACAACTGGTTCGTGATTCTATGAAGTTGATGGCCGATGCTGGTGTAGACATTGTGGACATCAAATGGTTTGACCTGTCTGGTGCATTCACGGACAAGCAACGGGCAGACCTTAACCCCGTGATGACGCACCGACCACCTTTTGACAAATGCTTTGTTGTTTGGCAAGGAAAGACAAGCCATCACCCCAGCTACACCGTCTTGATGATGGTGGCCGGAGATGATCCAGTTGAAGGCATCACGGTGTCAATGTGGAAGGGGCCAACCGGGACTCGACTGATGCCGATCCCTGCCATGTTTTACTTCATTCAGGATGATGACATTAGATATGGGTCTGTCAGCGATGACGAGCCAGTGGACAAGGAGCTTGCAGAACTGATGCTAGCTCAAATTGGCGCTTGGTACGGTGCGATGGATAGACGTATTGAGGCGCACATCCCAACAGTGCGTGACACCTTCACCAACCGCCGTAAGGTACAACAAGGCAAACTGCCAACCTACGACTGGACAACGGTGTGGATTGAGCCATCCAAACCCCGCCAAGAGTCCAAAGGGGGCACACACGCATCACCCCGTCTGCACGACCGTAGAGGCCACCTGAGAAGGCTCAAGACGGGAAAGAACGTCTGGGTCAAGTCCTGCAAGGTGGGTGACGCAAGCAAGGGAACAATATTCCACGACTATGCAGTCAAGGAGAACACATGAAGACCGTATTTGAATTGATTGAGGCCAATGGGCTGACACTGCATGGTGATATTGAGCACTTTGCCGAGCTTGTCCGTGCTGACGAGCGTGAGGCGTGTGCTCAGATTGCAGAAACGGCTGAACCGTACCAAGCTGCTGATTTGATTCGAGCAAGGAGCAACACATGACCTGTAAACACCGTTGGGAGCAGAAGACATGAACCGACTCCAGCAATCGCGTGAGTACTTGAGACAGTACCTCGGTGCGCGTAACTACCCTTGGTTTGTATGGCCTGCGCACCATGACCGAGCACGGTTTTGTTTGTTTGATCTTGGCGGCATGGCATCAGACTGGCGCACTGACTTGCCGTACACAACGTACTACTACCCGCAAAAGGAGCAGAAGACATGACCAACTGTAAACACCGCTGGGAGCCTGTCGAAGACAAACCCCTGTACAAGTGCGCCAGATGCGGCAACGTGATCTGGACAACACTCAAGGAGAAGACATGACTGAAGACGATGACGACATTCAAGACTACGTTGATCTTGCAAAACAAAGAGCCTTTGAGAAAACATTCCATCAGGTTACCCGAAACCATACACTGGAAGAAGTTGCCAGAGAGTTCGACAAGATGCAATCGCTTGGCGATACCGCCGCATCCTTTGCGGCATACGTGAGGAACATGAAAAAATGAAAGATAATGTGTTGAAAAAGCTGCTGGAAGCGCAGAAAAAACGCAGTGAGTACGCAAGCAAGATGCGCGAACGTATGTTGCATGAGGGGGTTGAAACGGTAGGTCTCGACGAACGAGACTGGGTTATCTTGCGTTTGCTGTTCTTACTGTACAAAGAAGGACGCAACGCCAGTGAACCGGAAGCAATAAGAGTAATCAACTGGTTCAATCGGGAGCACCCCGGCTATGGACAGGAGGTATTGCTGGCTGCTTTCTCGCGCCTTGCTGGCGAGAACCGTATCCGCAAAGAGAAGTCGTTTGAACCCTACTGGAAAGAAAAAGGAAAATGGGAATGAAATGTAAATGCCACCCCGATGTACCGTTCCACTGGAAGCACAACCCCCGCCCAAGCATCTTTCTTCAAGACCTTGCGTTCAGAGCCAAGGGCGTAACAGTCAGCACGGATTACAAAGCGTTTGGCATATACAGCCGAGCCAAGCCACACATCAAGCCGTTCCTAAACAAGCACGAGATTTAAACAAGGAGAAGACATGAGCAATACAAACACAGGTGGGCCAGCGTTTCCAGATGGCACAAAAAACGAATGGGGTCATGCACTCAACAGCGGCATGACCCTGCGCGATTACTTCGCGGGAAAGGCAATGCAGTCCTACATGCATGAGGAAATATGGAGCGCTGACATTTACAAATTGGCGGCAAAATGTTCTTATGAGGTAGCCGATGCCATGCTGAAAGCGAGAGATGCATGAACAAAGACAAGATGCAAAACTTCCTCGGCAAGAGCGCGGTCGAAGACGACGAGGGCTGGTCAGAGGAGGTTTGGAGGGCTGGATACCGGGCTGCCGTTGCTGACGCCATAGATATGTTTAAACATCTTGGATCAATTCCGTTTGACGCGGATGAGGTGGTCACGCAGCTTGAGAAGCTCAAGTGAAGTGTCCCGAGTGCGGCACAAAGGTCTTTGACGTTCTGGAGACCCGTGTACGCAAAAAAGATGGTGTCATCGTCAGACGCAAGGAATGTGGCAACGGCCACAGATTCACAACCGAGGAGAGAATCGTTGTATCGAAACCAAAAGCTATTAGAAGCAGTGAGGAGCAGTCCCTGTCAAACGTGTGGCACTCAAGACGGGACGGTAGTCGCAGCCCACTCTAACCAACTGCGTGATGGAAAGGGAAGAGGGCTAAAAGCCCACGACTACCGGATCGCAGCACTGTGCTTCCGGTGTCACATGGAGCTGGACCAAGGCTCCAAGATGTCTAAACAAGAGCGTGTAAACATGTGGGAGGAGGCCCACCGGGCGACGGTGGGCTGGCTCTTCGAGAACGATCTTATTGAACTGAAGCGATAGCTTTCTTGATTGTCTGGATTTGAGAGGTGACGGCGTTCTCTGCTTTTGTGATCTCAAGCAAAGCGTCTCGCTTCTCATCTCCAGTCATCTGAGAAATCCGTATTGCGTTACGCATATCTCTCAAGTCCTTCATGGTCTTCTCTGTGTCGCGGATGTAGTCCTTGAAGGCCAATGTCCCCTGATTCTTGGTCAAGTACTCCACATACTCCTCTGACTCACCCTGCTTCTCCAGCAGGTTCATTGTCCTGACTGTCGTATCGACTGCGTCTTTGAGTTGGTAGTACTGAGTCACATTGCCCCGCGCCTCATCATCCAAGGCAAAGCGCTTGATCACAGGCAGTTGCTCAAACCGCTTGGTAGGCTTGGGACTGTCTCCGAACTGATCCAAGACCATATCTATGGTGTCGATGCCATACATACCGATGGTCCCGGTGTAGCCCTTGATGATGTGATCTACCTTGAGTGGTGACAGGCCGAGAGCCTGACCAATACCCTTGGCGACAATCGATGTGCTTGGCCCGACTTGGAACTTAGGATCAACGTCCTTCATGCCCTCGCTGACGATGGGTCTCCATGTAAACGTGTTGAAGTTGAACGCAGCCTCAATGATCGGCTTTGCCGTCTGAGGGATTGGGTTAAACGCAAACGTGGACATGGCGTTGCGGAACAGAGAGTCACGCAGGTCTTGACCTGTGTCGTCCCCGAATGTGTAGGCGGCAATCCGCTCAGGTATGACTTTAAACAGCACACCTACCTCGAAAGGAATTGGGATACGGGCTCCGATACTTGGGATGATCCAGTTGCTGTCCCGAGTCTCTTGCTCTTGCTTCTTGTATTCCTCGTCATCCGAGACCATGAACCAGTAGGCAGTGGACAGAGCCATCATCGTCATGCCCCGGGCAAAGAACTGGCGCTGGATTGCGGCAGCGTCCTTGTTGTTCATGTTGCCTGTGGAGGCTCGGTAGAACAAATCCAGACCTTGCAGACGGGCGTTGAAGAACGGCACAGCCGCAGTCAGAACTCGGATCAAAGGAGAGTTACCCTTGCGGTGGAAGTTCATCACCTCAAGTGAGCGGTACAGGGCTTCAGCCTCGTTGCCTGTGTCTGCCAAGACACGCTCGTAAATCAAGGCGCGGGTAGCTGCATCAGAGGCGGTGGTTCCTGTCTCCAGAGCATCCCACACCGATGTAAACGGACGGAGCAGAAGAGAGTCAGTGCGCTTGCCTGCTTTGCGCTTGAGGTCTTCTTCCAGTTTAAACCCGGACTGCTCGACGTTGGCGCTGAACTCGTAGCCGCCGATGATGCCAGCGTTCTGCATGGCCTCAAAGCCGGGAGAGTTGCGGGTCAGAGCCTTGCCGAAGCTGATGAC